CCGGTTGTGCCAACCTTCCGAGAAACAAGGCTGGTGTATTGTTCCGTAGGGATAAGGATGTGGTTGGCCATGTACGCTGTGACGTGTTCTACCTTTTTCCAAGTGTAGGCAATGATGAAATTTACGTCATGCAGAATCTCATCCGGGGTTTTGTCCTTCCATTTGGAAGAGGTACCAGCAGCGTTATTAGCCACGGCATAGCGATAGATGTTGGCACTGTTGATAAGGCCGGTTTTGCCGTATCTGGTGAGGCCCCTGTACACGTTCTTATCCAGCGACTTGTCATAGAAAAGCCTGATACCCTTGTTCAGGAACTCTTCGATGTTGCGGCCAATCTGGATTAGCTTTTCTTGCTGGAGGTACGGCACATCAAGGTAGTGGGCCCATTGGAAAAGCACCCACTTTTCCTTGTCGAAGTCGGCCTGCATGCTGGGGATGTTGTTGTTCTGTTCGCCGAAGAAGGAGTCTTCATCAGCGCCGGTCGTCGCATAGTTGACGTTGATCACAGACACGTTGTCCAGCCAGCCGCCGCCGGTACGCACAGGCATATCACGGGGCCACCAGGTGGATGCAAGGGGCTCGCGGATTTTCGGATCCACCTTTTCCAGTTCACGGGACAAAAAGCTCAGACCATCCCGCATATATACGGAATCATAGGTGAGCATGGGGGCAGCTCCAAAGGGATTTACAACCTGGCTGCCAATCGCGGGAGTATTCATATTGTCATTGTCCTCCTTTGTTACATCTGCCGGGTGAGGATGGAGATCTCGGTGCGGTTGTTGGTATCCTTGCCGTTGTGGCTGAATACCACATTGGCCAGCTGCACAGTATCCGCGCCGCCGCTACCCTCAGCAGCACAGACAATTGCACCGGTAGCCTTCCGAAGATAAACCTTGCCTCCCTTGGCGGGGGTTCCAGTTGCCACTTCGACCACCATAGAGCCGCGGAGCAGCACGTCCGTTTCCTCGTTCTCCTGGTATGCAGGATCATTGCCGCCAAAGGTCTGTTCAGGTTTGACAGTACGAATCGTGAAGCCTACCAGATCAGCGGCCGTGTTGGTGGCTGCAAAGGGGATCACCCCCGCCTTTGTGGTATCGAACACCACAGGCCAGCCGAATGCAATGGCTGCTTCGCCCTTGTTGGGGAAGCTATCCTTGATGGCGTCGATATGCCGGGAAACAGTTCCCGGAAAACCGAGAAGAAAATCATTACCAATGGTATGACTCATAATTGATCCTCCGTTTCTTTATAAAGCCTGATGGCCGGTTACTTCACAGGCTGGGTGGCCTGGGTGCGCATATTGGCATTGCGCTGCTGCATGATCTTTTGACCAAGCTCGCGATCATCAGCGGCAGTGGGTTTGGCATCCTTGCCCTGGGTAACCGCGCTTTTGACCGCCAGATATGCATTGTCTTTGGTGGCAGGGGTAGCATTCAAGCCATATGCTGTACGCAGCTGCTTGGCCATCGCATCAGAGGCAGCCCGGCGGTCCTTTTCCGGAAGCTTCGCAATAATGGGCTTGATGGCATCAATGGCAGCCTTAATGCTTGCTCCATCCTTGATAGGCTTGTCCTCCGGCTTCTTTTCCTCGTTGGCCGGGGCAGGGTCCTCATCAGTCAATTTGTTGGGATCAATCAGGTTGCCTTCGGGAGACGCAGGGGAAGCCCCGGATACCTCCTTCTCCAGCTGGGCCAGCGGATCTTCGTCCACCTTGGCGCCACCTTCGGCCTTGGCAGCCAGGGCATCTACCTTGGCAGTCAAGGCAGTAATGGCCTGCATCAAGACGGTCATGGGGTCTTCATCCTTTTGGGGCGGATTCTGCTGTACGGGCTGCTGTTGGGGCGGAGTAGTGACAGGGGGCGTTGTCGGTTCAGCGTCCTTTTTCATGGCCGGTTCCGCGCACGCATCCTTGGCGCCGTAAAGCAGCTGTCCAGCCGCCTCAAGCTCTTCAGGCTCCGCATCCTGGGCAAAGGCCTTGAAGATTTTCCCGAGGATATTGGGTTTGGTACTCATTGATGTGGTGCTCCTTTCCTTGCCCTCTTTTGCGGGGCGTTGATCTTTTATAGCAACGCGGGGACCTGCGCGGCCCTGATCAACCACAGCCACGTGGTTCCCGCGGATTGCCCGTTGATAAATCTTCCCGTCGACTTCCTGGTACTCGCACTGGTAGCCGCAAGAGACCTCGCGCTTGCCGCCCTGTACGGCCTCTATCAAGTCCGGATGGGTGATTACCAGATCGGCCAACAGAAGGTCGGACAGGTCACCCTGCCCACGTCTGATGTTCTGGGCATGCCCACGCTGGTAGACCCGGATATTGTTGATATCCACATCCGAGCTCGGATGATCGTTTGTCACCGGCATGCCCTCAAAACTGGCAATGGTAGCTGGGTTGAATACTTCGGATTCCTCCCGATAAACGGGAATCATCTCATTACCCTCACGCCCAAGCTCCCTGGGCGCATACTCCTGCATGCCTGTCCTGGCGACCGGGACGTTCTGGCAGATCAGGTACCCCTCCGGTTGCCTGATGGCTATGTTTTCGCTGATTCGGTTTCCATAGTAGGGCACCCGGCATCATCCTTTCTGGGTACTAAAAAAGCCCGGAATAATCCGAGCTATGCTGCTATCATCCTTTGGAATTCAGCCCTATTCATGCTCTCGATTCCCCCGCCCGTGTATACCCTGAAGGATTCGGGTAGAAGCTCAATAGCTACAACAGGCTCCGCGTAACAACGGCAGTTCGGGCAGCCGCCGGCATGGTAATGGCCAAACGGGCTACGAACACCGAGAAGGGCTTCCGGGTTGGGCGCTCTGCTCCAAGGCACGAGTACCCCCTGCATATGTCTATGAGATGGTCTCACACGAACTCCATCTTTGGCTGTCTGCCATGTATACCAATGGATGTCCATCTCCTGGCACCGGGCTTGTGTAATGGCGGTATTGGCCTTGGAAAGCTCTGTGCGGGCGATCAGCTCCAGATTTGTCTTGATATCATGTGGGACCATGCTTTTCAAGCGCTGTGCTATATCTTCAGCTCGTAAGCCTTTCATTGTCCATTCCAATATCTTTGCATTGACATCTCTGGCAAGATCGCGGGGCAGAGTTCTAATCAGGTCGGCATTCTGCAACACCAGATGATGCACATATCCATTAAACCCCGTCATGACCTCTTGCTTAAGCGCTTTATAGATCGCTCTTCCCTGGGTGCCCTTCATAGCGGCCTCACGCCATGAGCGAGCGTTTTCAACCTTCTGGGCGGTGATCATCCTGGACGCCGCCTGCTCAGCAAGAAACCGAAATTGTGGGTCATCAGCATACACCTGCAAGAGTGCTGCTATCTCATCAGGTGGTGTTTCTTCGTTGGCCAGCATGTGCAAAAGTGAAGAGAAAGTCTCATTCAGATGCCCAAGGTAAATACGCTCGGCGGCGCGCTTTGGATCGAAGGCCACACGATTCCCCCCTTTAGGGCATGAAAAAAGCCCGCCGGTAAGGCGAGCTTCGTTGTCCATATTTAGCTTATCAGGTGATCTTTCGGCCTTCCTTGAAGGCAGTACGAGCTTCGTTGAGGGACATGTCATTGGCACCTCCAGCTCGATCAGGATGACTGTTTTGTACAGGATCATCCTCCCAGCCGCAGATATCACAGATATCATACCCTCCGGGTTCCTCTACAGTTAAGTTTCCGCAGCAGGGGCATGGATTCATCTTATTTTTTTCCATCTCTCTCCACCGCATCCTTCCAATAGTCAGCACCATCATTAGGTGAATAAAAAGTCTTTAAGTTGCCGTTTATATCGGCAACACCATACCACTTCTTTTGATGATTATATCTTACCCTTTTCCCGTCAGAAGTCAACAACTCTTCGGTTGATTCATCCAAAGGACTGCTCATAAAGTCGATTCCGGCATTTTCATATTCGCGCTCATTTGAAAAGCCCATTTCCTTCAGGTGATCCCTTGAGTGCGAGGCCTTCTTATCCCGCTTAAAACCGCTGGTTGGGATAGTCTTTGAATCCCCAGATAACCCGTTCCGGATGTTCTTGTAGGTGTTGCCCCGCTCTTCGATTGACTCCCTGCTGCTATATCCTCCGCTGCCCTTCTGGCTACCCCCTATTTGGCCAGGCCGCCCTGAATGTCCGTAGTTTCCACTGTTGCTGTTCCCTTCATCGCCGGCTATGACCTCTCCATCACCGGCGGTTTGGTAGGGTTTCCGAGCTCCGGCCTTTCAGCACCATATGCTCCGGGTAAACCTAAAGACATGCCTGGCATACCTTCTCCCGCAGGCTCAAGGCTGGCGTTCGCCATGGCGATATCCTCATCCGTGATATGCGTCCACAGTCCGAGCGGCCGCCCAGCCTCCCGAAGTTCCTGAAGGGCAATCTTCTGTGATACCATACCCGCAGTGAAAGCACCTTGAATGGTTTGCGTATTCTTCTGACCAATGTCTGCACGCTCCTGGGCACTCACCGGGCGTACAGGCTCAAAATCAAGGGACATGTCATCAGGTACAGCACCCCATAGGCTCATAGCCATAACCGGAAGCAGCCGTTCAAGCGCCGGGCGCAGTTGGTTCTCTTGATTCTTGCCCAAGGATTCATAATAGTTATCCTGATCCGATTCACCGGTACTGTTCATGCCCTGCGGTGCTCGGCCAAAAAGCTTAGTGGCTGGCATGTCAGCAGCACCAGACATGTCCAGCATGAACGTTTCGTAAACGTCGGATATGCCCGAGAATGTGTACTGGTGAGTCTCATACGTATCCTTTGATCCCACCATCTGCATGCCAAATGATGTAGCCAGCCGGTTTTGCTCAAGAACAGCACGTCGAAGCCTGGAGACTTGCTCCTTCGAGGCACTCCCCATGAACTCACCAAAGTCATCATTTTTCCAAACTCGAAGATTAGCCTGGAAAATCAATTGCGCAATATTAGCACTGGTGGCGTTCCTTTTGTTGAGCTCCTCAAAGATGTGCTCAAACTCACTGGCGCCCCAATATAGCTCTATTGCCTCATCCTCAGCCGGCAGCTTGCGGCCCGTAAAGCGTAGAATCCGGCTATGATGGACCTTTACATAACTTGACCTC